ATGAGATTTTTGAAAGCCATGCAGACTTCTGATCGGGGGAATTTGCAGATACAGATTACTTCGTCTGTTGATTCTTTTCCTGTTCCAGATGCGTCAATCCGTATTTCCTATACAGGTATTCCTGAAAACACACTGGAAGAACTGACAACTGATAGCTCCGGACAAAGTGAAACCATTGAGCTTGACGCACCGCCTGTGGAGTATAGCCTGGATGCAACAAATGAAGAACAGCCATATGCGGAATATACCCTGGAAGTAAACGCTCCGGGATTCGAGCCGGTCAACATCGCAGGAACGGAAATACTGGCCGGTGTGACGGCAATTCAGAAGATTCGTCTGCGTCCACTTGTCGCGGAAGACCAGACCCCGGAAATCTTTGTGATTCCTGCACATACTCTGTACGGTGTGTATCCGCCGAAAATCCCGGAAAACGAGATCAAGCCGGTAAACGAAACCGGTGAGATTGTGCTAAGCAGAGTTGTCGTGCCGGAATACATTGTTGTTCACAATGGCTCACCACGCGATTCTACCGCACAGAATTATTATGTAAAATATAAAGATTATATCAAAAATGTTGCTTCCAGTGAAATCTATGCAACCTGGCCGGAAAATACGATCCGGGCAAATGTACTGGCAATCATGTCTTTTACGCTGAACCGGGTTTACACCGAATGGTATCGCAATCAGGGCTATGATTTCACAATTACATCTTCTACGGCTTTTGATCACAAATGGATTCCGGAACGGAATGTTTTTGACTCCATTTCTACAGTGGTGGACGAACTGTTTGCAGATTATCTTTCCAGACCGAATGTAAGGCAGCCGATTCTGACACAATACTGTGACGGAAGGCAGGTTCAGTGTCCGAACTGGATGACCAAATTGTCACAACCTATAAAGTAGCCGGAAAGCCCGTAAATACGTGGGTTTCCGGCATTATGAGTGGTATAAAAAGAAATGAATTTTCAGAGTATCGGATTCCCGATCGTAAACAATCTTATCTATAATCTGCTTTAAAGCTTCGTTTTTCTGGACAAGAGAGTAAGAATCAGAAACCAGAATATCATGGACGGAGCTTACCCGATCCAGCATTTTAGGAGTAGGATCATCCGGAATCTTATCCGGCGTATTTTCTTCCAGCTCTGCAAGCTGCCGTTCCAGAGAGTCTCTTTCTTTGGCAATCAGAGCTTTATTTTCTTTATATTCTTCCAGTGTATCAATACCCTCTCTGTATGACGCACGTATCCTGTCCTCTTTGCCTTTCAAACTGGCAAGGCGTTCACTTATAAGGGTACGCTCATTAGAAAGCTCCTGTGGGCGAATTTCGCGCATTTCATAAACAATTGAATTGGAACCAAGAGCTTCTTCTAATGCTTTCAGGACTTCCTTTTCGATCACCAGAGAGCTTACACCGTGTGGTTTATCACATTTTCCTTTGCTGTATCCGTAGCAGGAGAAGTACGCATATTTTTCCCCGTTGGCTCGCTCCATGGTCGTAGCGGTCAGTGTGCGCCCACATACCGGACATTTCAGCAGTCCGGACAGCCAGTGCTTATATGTAGAAGAGGGGCGCTTTCCAACCGGTTTATAGATCTTTTTCAGGCGTTCCTGGGCGGCATCGAAGAGTTCTTTACTTATAATCGCCTCCTGCATTCCGTCAGCAATGATCCATTCGTCCTGGTCTTTGATCCGGTTGGTGGCGTTTTCCATCCGGTTCCAACGGATCATCCCACAGTAGGACGGATTCTGGATGATATACTCGATACTGCGCCGTTCAAAAGCTTTCCCGTGGGACGTTTTCAGTCCGAGAGAGTTCAGATGTCGGGCAATATCAAAGAAACTCATTTTCCCGTTTACATATTTATCAAAGATCATACGGACAATCGCAGCTTCTTCCGGAACAATAACCGGAGGCTTGCCACGCTCTATAACCTGATAACCAAGTGGCGGCCTTGCCTGGTATGCACCGCGGGTAGCGTTTTCTTTCATGCCACGGAATACCTCACCGGATAAGCGAATCGAATAGTATTCGTCCATCCATTCGATGATACGCTCGATCAGAGAGCCGAACGGACCGTCTGCCAGTGGTTCAGAGATACTGATCACATCTACATTATGTTGCTTCTTTAAAAGAGATTTATACACAATGGATTCTTCCTGATTCCGGGCAAACCGGCTGAACTTCCATACCAGGATGCAGTCAACCGGATGATCCGGACCTTTGGACAGACCAATCATTTCTTGAAATCCTGGGCGTTTATCCGCTTTTCTTCCGGAGATACCGAGATCTGTGAAGATTTTCAGGATCACAATATTGTTTTTAGCAGCATAATCCCGGAGGAGATGCTCCTGGGAATCCGGAGAGATTTCTTCCTGATCGTGCGTGGATACACGGATATATCCGTATGCATATTTTAGGCTCATTGTATCACCTTCCTGTAATTATATGTGCGACGTCGCACAAAAATGGGTACAAAAATAACACCTATACGGTGCCGGATTTTTGTGATACAATAATCTTTGTGAGGGAGAGAATTGTACTGTGTTCCAAACACCCTATAGTTTTCTCGTTTTCCCTGGTGCTGGTAACACCGGGGATTTTTTAGTATTTTACTGTAATTCTAATAATTTGTTTGTAATGTTGTTGGTGAACTCGTTTTGCTGTGTAGCTGTTAATTTGGTTGAGGTTCGGATTACGATAGTACCTAAAACTTTGTGAGATCCGGAATTTAACATTCCTGCACCATCAAAGCTGGCAAGATACGAATCTCTCTTTTCGGCATCTTCTTCTGATGCATAAACTTCGATAGCTCCACCGCATTCAGTTCCTTTATCTACAATGTCATTTCCATATACACTAGATTGGTCGATAAGAGGAGTAGAAAAATAAACTGTGGAAGTGTAGCCTCCCTGTTTATTTAGATTTCCGTTTGGATCATGATCTTCTGTGACTGCCTGATATCCGGAAATATTTGGAATTCCCTTTAAGCGCTGAATAACGAAATCTTCATTAGGATTAGTGATTTGCTTCATCTGCAGAACGCTGTTCTGATAAGCTGTTTGTTTTTCAGAAATAGCATTAATTACAGAGGAGTAATCCAGTGGTTCAGAAAGCTTTTTCGTTTCAGCATTGATGTCTGCTGTCTTTTTTGGTAGATCTGGTATTTTGCGCTGTGCTGCTTTTGCATCGGAAAGAGCAGTAATAAAGGCTTCTTTAGTAGTGTTATCATAAACTGCTTCCTTTTTGTCCAATATTTTCTGAGCATCGTTCATTGCAGAGGTAAGTTCAGTATTCTTGGCTTCTACTTCTTTGACTGCAGCATTAAACTTTGTTTCTGCAAGATCATGAGGATTTTTCATCTGAAAGTACCAAACACAAATACCGATGACAATGATCGCAATGGCAGCAATCAATCCTAGTAGTGCTTTCTTCTTCATATGTCTTTTCCTTTCGTTTTTTCCAGAGTTCATTTATTCAATCAGATATCTCCGCCATATAAATACTTTCGTATCAAGAGGGCAGTGTATTTATGGTTAGAGATACTGGGTGAATCAAATTAGTTATCTATAAGCTTTAATTCTTCGGCAGTAGGAGCACGACCTGCTTTTTTTATCATTCTTTTCAAACGAGATTTTTCTTCCATGCCTTCGTTGCAAGCAGCTTTGCATATAGAAATGGATTTTTCAAAATCACCCTGGCGTTCATAAAGTAAGGCGAGTTTTTGGAAGGCGAGAGTTCCTTCCATAGGAGCTTGATTATATTTCGCGTCTATCGCCCGGATTTCTTTATAGTAAGAAATAGCTGCGAGACAATTATGCTCCACAGTATTAGCTAATCGTCCTGTATAGTTACCTGATTTATATAGATTAGACCATTGCTTTTTTATTGTTTCAATTAATTTATTGTATTCAGAAAAAACAGGTCTAAGTTCAGAATCATATCTTGAAAATTTTTCGATCGGATCTGTTTTGAATTTCCAATGATTGCGTTTTTTTAATTCTTTCCATTCGGAATCAGTACCACCAACGTGAAGATATTCAAGCCAATTTTCGTATTCGGTTTTGGAAAAATCAGGTTTAAATGTAAATATAGTTCCAGCAAATAACTTTGAAAGTAATCCCATGAAAACACCTCAATTCTATATCTTTTTAAATACAGCTAAGTACGGAATAAAATAAATGATGTAGTTATCTACAATTTTATATTCCCCGTATTTGTTTCGATAACATTCAATACACTCTGTCAAAGATTCCTCTGTTACTTCTAAATAATCAGCGGTTTCGTATCTGCTTTGACATCCCGCTTCATAGGCTCTGATTAGGCCAGTTAAACCAATCTGCTTATTGTATGCCCAAAGTCTTGCTTGACGCTCTTGTTTGCGGTTTTCAGGAACGGTCATATCAAGAATGTTTCCAACCGATGTATAATAATGTCCTAGTTCTTCAGCCAGCACACAGGCTTTTTCTTTTTCTGTATCAATGTCTTGCCGGATTGCTATCCGGTCGCCTTTGATACGTCCGTTGTTATACTTTAATGGTTTTTCTTTTACTGTAAGTCCCATATCGCAGGCTTCATCCAAAAGTGCTTCATAAGCATTCATCATAAACACCTCCAAGATAATTATAATAACTCACCTGTTCAATAAAAAGGACTTAGAAATCTTCAGCACTCATGATATCGTCATCAGACGTATCTTCATCTTCGGGAACTGAAATATCTGTACGCGGTTGCGCTGCATCTGTCATCAAATAGGATGGCTCGTTTGTTGAAAATGAACGACATAAGATTTTTTGAATATTTTTAACACGTTCAGATTCTCTGTTTAAAATATAAGAAACGGTTTCTTGCCCAAATGAATCAAGATCTCTGTATTTTTTTATTAGATCACGCTCAGCAACCGAAACGGTGAGATCCATATTAGGAAAGTTGATAGAATCTTGAAAAAGGTAATTAGCGTCACATTTAAGAGCTTTCATTATTTTAAATAAAATAGGTTCTTTGGGAGAACTGACTTCGTTTTCGTAATTTGAAACGGCACCGACGGTTACACCTATGGCTTCTGCTAATTCGCTTCGGGAAATATCTTTACTTTCTCGCAATTCTCTTATTCTGCTACCAACACTCATTTATTTCGCCTCATTTCATTTATTTTATATAGGTATTGTATTTCATAAATCTTGCTGTGTCAATATTGAATAACAAGAAATTTGTTAAAAAGATATTGACAAAACAAGAAACTTGTAATAATATTTAAAGCAACAAGAAACTTGTTTGTTTGAAGGAGGTGGATAAGTTGCTTGATATAACATCATCAAACAGTATAGTCGCAATTAGATTAAAAGAAGCTATAACTGAAAAAGGACTTAAACAAACGTCGATTGCAAATCGAGCGGGTTACACAGCGCAAGAGCTAAACGACATGTTAAATGGCAGAAGAATCATGCGTGCGGCGGATATAAGTTCGATATTAAAAGTTATAAGAGAGTTTGGAATTGATGCAAATTATCTTTTTGGAATTGAGAAAGGAGAGTGATAGAAGTGATTCTGATAGTAGACGAAGAGGCGCAAGGAAGCAAGGAAGAATTTTGTAGTGTTGATAAATTAAAACGCGAGGTAGTTAAGTATATTGATGAATCTGTTGAAGAAATAACAATAAAAAAGAGAGCTGTATATAACAACTCTCAAAGCTAGGCATTAAAGATGTTCTTTAAGAAATTCAGAACTGCATTGAGTATTCCGCCAAGCGGCTACACCAGTTAATTCACCAACAAAAACTCTATCATCATTATCAATAATTTGATTAATTTCGTTGCGAATAGTAACGCAAGTTTTTTCGGTGGAGATAAACCAAGTGGATTCTGTAATATGAGCCCACGGATATTGTTTTAAATAGGTGTATAGCTCATCGTAATTTTTGCCAGAGTTGCACAAGTCATAGGTTACAATTTTTGATTTTGACATATTGGAACAATCCCTTTCTATTAGATTTTTGAAGCTTCTAATAAAAGGTTAATACGAATATATCTACATGTCAATATAAAAATACTATATGATGTGTAAAACGTATGTTTACGCACAAAATATAGAAATGCAGCTTTTTCAGTATACCACTAAATAAACGAAGAGACAAGAAAAATCGATTTGCTTCAGGAAAAGTTAAGAAAGATTAGATTTTGCTTAGAGATTAGTAACAGATGAAGAGAAGTAACAGATTACTTCGGCGTAACCGTGGATTATTTTCTGGAAGAGTAAGGAGGGATGAGATGGAAATAGTGGTTGTCCTGTATATTGTTGGAATTGCTTTAATAATGGGATACCTGATAAACAGATATCCCAGAGAAAGAGTAGCTATTATATTCCTTTGCGCAATCGTTGTATTACAAGTTATCCAAAAATGTCTTCATCAAAAATAAAAAGAACAATGCATATGTAACAGATAAAAGACGTGGAGATGCGAAACCGAGTAATAGGCTAAAAAATGCAATTGCTGGTAGTTCAATCCATATAAGAGCGAATATCATACGAATTTTTGAACGATATTGCCTGTAGTTAATCCGATAAGAAATACTGCGAACAGGGAGATGAGCTTGTTTACATAATTTGTCATATGTTTTGGAAATCTGATCGCAAATTCGGAACCATTGATTATAGCCATATTTATCCTCTTGCAGAGCAGATGGTTTTTCAAGCCAGCGAATCTCTTGACGTAAAACAGGATCAATAAGAAGAGAATGTGAGTTTTCTAATTCATAGTATTTAGAAAGAAAAGCATTTATGTCGTTAAGAGATACTTTTTTGTATAAAAAAGGTTCGATTTCTAAAAAGAGTGGATGGTATACCTTATCTAGTTTTTCACGAGCTAAAGTAGATAAATTAGAGTTTCGACTAATTAGTAATGTAAAGATGCCAAGAGTAAGAGTGACAGATGGCTCTAATAAAATATTTATAATTTTTCCTAAATCGATATTTGATACAAACGAAAGCATGATGATTATCCTTTCATAATTTGATACGGAAATTATACCAGACAGTAGTAGGACAAATCAACAAGTACAATCAGTATCGCATAGTTTAAAGAGAGGTGGTGGATTTGCAACATATTTTTATTGTAAACATTGACGGAAAGGAAATCGATATGTCCGTCATGCAAAAAGAAGAGAAAGAGACAACAACAGCAGAGCTGGTAAGAAATTACGTAGAATATTTTGGATACCAACGAGAGAAAACCGCGTAAGCGGTACCAGTTGGACAAGCAAAGGAGGGATGAGAGATGTTCTATAAGGCGGCGAAGCTATTAAGCAAAACAGCGATTGCTTTTGGGGTTATGTGTATGGTTGGTGGATGTTCGGTAGAACAACAGGAGCTGTTTTACCTGTATGAAGCTCTTGGACTTGCAGTGTTTGCGGTTGGAGCGTATGCGCTGGAATACTTCCGGATGTTGGAATACCGGCACAGGAAAAGGAAAATAAGGGAGGCGAGAGAGCATGCCAGAAGAGAAGCAGCGTAAGAGCATGAGAACGTCAGAGCTTGATAAGATGATCAACAAACTGCAGTCGCTGGAAAGGGTTGACGGTACATCCGAGTATTACAAGAATAATGCGATCGCATACTTGTCGGATCTGGCAAATCATTTGGATAGGATAGGCGTAAAGACAATAAAAATGCGCCCGGAAGCGGCAACTTCCAGTGGCGCACATAACAAAAAACTCAACTAAATTATAGGAAAATCGGAGGAGAAAGTCAAGTGAATGATGAAGCAATACACATTCCTGCGAGGAAAAAGCAGCAGACAGGTGCACAGATGGCCGTTAAGGTAACACCGGAAGCTTACAACGCATTGGTAGAAATTTACAATGAATCAACATTATCACTCAAACAGATTGCAAGCCTTCTGATCGTGAAGGCTGCAGAGCTAGTGGTTTATGACAAAGAATAATTGGAGGAAATGTCATGGAAGAAAGAAACAACAATGAAGAAATGGTCAAAATTCCTGTGTCGGAATACAAAAAGTTCTTAAAAACGCAGACGAGACTTGAATTTTTAAAAGATTATACATTGAGAAGTAACTACAGCGTATCAAAAGAAGATATCGCAGCAATCATAGGATTTGAATTAGATACGGAGGAAGAATAATGAACGAGGAAAGAATAAAGGAACTTTTGAAAAATACCGGAAGAGAGGGCATTGATGATCTGATCAGTTATATGGAAGAAAATGGTTTCTTCACATCACCATGCAGTACAAGATATCATCTGGCAGAGGAAGGCGGACTCGCAATTCATAGCCTTAACGTATATGAGAATATTCTGAGGATAGCGAGCGGTCTGGGAGTAATAAATGAAGATCGGATGGAGTCTTTTATTATCGTAGCATTGCTTCATGATCTTGGAAAGATAGGACAGTTTGGAAAGCCGAATTATATTCCGAATATGCTGAAGGGAAGAGCGACAAAAGCAAATCCGGATCCAGAACCGAAGCAGAGTGAAGCGCAGCCGTATAAATCCAATCCGGATCTCAGATATGTTGATCATGAGGTTAGATCTGTGGCTATTGCATCCAGATTTATTGAACTGACAGAAGAGGAACAGCTTGCGATTCTCTGGCATAACGGATTATATGGACTGTTTAAATATGAGATCCAGGGAAATGAGACACCACTGTATATGCTTTTGCATTTTGCGGATTTGTGGGCAGCGAGAGTGACAGAAGATGGAAGCAATGGAGCTGAATGATATTGCGGAAATGCTCTGTAGGAATTTGATATCAGAAGGATTTATCATTCAGAGATATGATGCGTATTCTTCCAATAGTATTTATCTGAAGTTGGATTACGGCGTGTGCAATTCTATTCGAATCAGCGATCATCCAGGAAAGAAATATTTGAAATATCGATACAATATAGGACCGTATGTTAAAGAATTTCAGGAAGTGAAAGATAAATTTCCAAGGATTTATTACAGAGAAACGAAAAGTCAAAGTCTTCTGAAACGTATCATCAGAGATAAGAGTGGAAAGCTTCAGTATTACGGAAAAGAAAAATATAAGAAGTTTATGGAAGAAAACAGGATAAAAAATATGAATTCAAAAGGATTCTGGAGTCAGGCGGAGTTAGTTGATCCAGAATTCTATAAGGAGGAAAAGCGAATGTCAAAGGTTATTTGTATTGCCGGAGAATCCGGATCAGGGAAAACAACATCCATGAGAAATTTAGATCCAAAGTCAACATATTACATTGATGCTGACAAGAAAGGACTTTCCTGGAAGGGATGGAGAAAGCAGTACAACAAAGAAAATAAGAACTATCTGGCGTGTGATGATGCAAATGTGGTTCGTCAGTACATCAAGCGCATTGCTGAGGCTTGCCCTGGTGTGAAAGTGATTGTGGTGGATACGATCAATGGCTTGATGGTAGCAGATGAAATGCGCCGGAGCAAGGAAAAAGGATACGACAAATGGGTAGATCTTGCAGCCTGTGTCTGGGATCTGGTGTGTGAAGCCTATACATACAGGGAAGACCTGACGATCATTTTCACAGCCCATACACAGACGGATCATGATGAAGCCGGCTATATGTTTACCAGAATCAAGACTTCCGGAAAGAAGTTGGACAAGATTTGCCTGGAAAGCAAATTTACCACGGTGCTTTTGAGTAAGTGTGTAGACGGAGCCTACAAATTTGAAACCCAGGCAAACAACAGCACAGCGAAATCACCGATGGGTGCATTTGATCAGATGGAGATTGATAACGATATTGTAGAAGTAATGAAAGCATTGGAGGACTATTAAGATGAAAAAACCAAACAATTACGAAGAGACACAGGTTCAGGGAGAATTTACTCCTGTAGAACTTGGAGGACACAAACTGGTAATCAAACAGGTGGAAGAACGGATGTCAAGGACAAATAAACCAATGATCGTTGTGTTTTTTGATTTTGCACCGGGAGATAAGCAGGCTGGATATTTTGCGGAAGCATTTAAAAATGATATCCGTCCGGAAAAGAAATGGCCGAACCAGGCAACTCAGTATATTTTGACAGAGGATAATGAAGGAAACTGTAGTAGATCTTTTAAAACATTCCTGACTTGTGTAGAACATTCCAATCAGGGATTCACAACACAGTGGGGAGATAACTTTGGCAAGCAGTTTAAGAATAAGCTGGTTGGTGGAGTATTTGGAATACAGATGGATTACTACGAGGGAAGAGAGCTTGA